CTAACCGGTTGGGGGCGGGACCGCAGGGGGGGCGACCGCGAGAAAAAGCGGCTGATCATTTGTAACAAAAGCGCACAAACTCAGGTCGGAATGTACGTAGTTCCGCGCCTGGGCTTCGTAATTTCCCGTAAGGGGGCTGATGTTGGCTGGTCGTCCCACGAAGTTGAGTCCTGAAGTCACCGAGCGGATTTGCTCGATGATCGTTGCGGGTAATGATAACGCAGTCGCGGCGGAAGCGGCGGGCATTACCCGTATGACGTTTCATCGTTGGATTGAGCGCGGCAAAGCTGCGGAGCCTGGGGACGAGGCTTTCGTTGCGTTCTTGGAGAACGTGGAGGAGGCTCGCGCTATTGCGGAGGCCGCTCGCGTTGAGGCGATCGCGTCTTCTAAGTCGTGGCAGGCGCACGCTTGGATCTTGGAGCGTCAGTACCCGGAAAGATGGAGTAAGCCGAGTGAGCGCAACAAGGACGGCGAGGGTTCAGAGGGTGGAGGCTTCTTCGATGAACTCGCGGACCGCAGAGAACGACGGGCCGGAGGGTCTTCAGGGGTTTAAGCGTTTCTGTCAGGAGTTGACCATTGAGAACGGCAAACCGTTTGTGTTGGAGCCGTTCCAGGAGACGATGGTCAGGGATTACTTCGATGGGACTAGCGAGACGCTGATCATCGTTGGGAAGAAGAATGGGAAGTCAACGCTGCTCTCGGCGCTTGCTCTTCACCATTTGCTTGTGACGGCTAACGCGGAGTGCGTGATTGCTGCCGCTTCGCGAGATCAGGCAACGATTCTTTACAACCAAGCGGTTGGGTTTGTGACTCGTTCCCCGATGCTTCAGTCATTGGTTGACGTCAAGCGCGGTTATCGCGAGATTCGGTCCCGGACCGATAACGGCAGGATCCGGGTTCTTGCCTCTGATGTTCAGACCGCCGATGGAGTGATTCTGACGGCTTGCCTTGTGGACGAGCTTCACCGGCATTCAAGCGCGGAGCTTTACGGCGTCTTTCGTGACGGGTTGGGGCCGCGTGATGGCCGTATGGTCACGATCTCGACGGCGGGCGATGATGATTCTTCGCCGCTGGGGGTGATGCGCTCTAACGCACACGCCCTGCCGGGTGCCAAGCGTGAGGGTGCTTACACGTACGCTCGCAGCGAGGACGGCGCGTTTGTGCTTCACGAGTGGAGCCTTACCGAAGAAGACAACCTGGACGATATGGAGGTTGTGAAGACCGCGAACCCCGCGTCCTGGCAGACCCCCGAAGCTCTCGCTCGCCGCTTTAACAGCCCGTCTATGACGAAATGGGCGTGGGCGCGGTTTGCGTGCGGTGTTTGGCTTCGCGGCGAGAGTTCCGCGATTTCCCCGGCTGAGTGGGACGGTCTTTGTGATCCCGGTGTTTCAATTCCTGCCGGGGCTGATGTTTACGTCGGTTTGGATCTTGGTTGGAAGCGGGACACAACCGCCCTGGTTCCGGTGATGTTTGAAAGCGAAGATCGCGTAGTTGTCAGCGACGCGATCGTGTTAGAGCCGCCGGAAGATGGTTTGCTCGATGATCGTTTGATCGTTGACGCGCTTGTGGAGCTTTGCGAGCGTTTCCACGTTCTCGGCGTCGTGTATGACCCGAACGCTGGCGGTCAACAAATGGTTCAAACGTTGGAGCGCGATCACGCGATCCGGTTTGTTGAGCATTCGCAGTCGAACGCCCCGATTGCGCTTGCTGATGCTCGTTTTATGGAGGCCGTTAGACGAAAGTCGGTTGTTCACGACGGCGATCCCGTTCTTCGCGATCACGTTTTGAACGCGGTCGAAAAGCCGTTGGGTGGCGAGAAGTTCCGGTTTGACCGGGCCAAAAAGGGTCCGCGTAAACCGATTGACGCTCTCCGGGCGCTTTCGATGGCGCATTCGGTAGCACTAGCCGCGAGCCTAGAGAGCGACAGGCCGCGTGCGCTCTATTCGTTCTAACTCTTTCGAGGTTTCCTTTGAGTGTTTGGTCTGAAGAAGAACTGATCTTGCCGCCGAAGGCTCACGATCTGGACGCTTACACGCCGGATTGGTGGCTTCAGCGGTTGGAGAGGCGTCTTGCGTATCGCCGCCCCGTTGTCGAGCTTTACAGCGACTACTACGAGGGCCGGTTCGAGCTTGCGTTCGCGACTTCTAAGTTCAGGGAAACGTTTGCGTCGATGCTCGCTGCGGTCTCTGATAACTGGCTTCCCCTGGTTATCAACGCGCCGATTGAGCGGCTGGTTGTTCAGGGTTTCCGGCTTGGTGAGTCTGATCAGCTAGAAGCTGATGCTGACGCTTGGAGGCTTTGGCAGGAATCGAACCTTGATCTCGATAGTCAGGTTCTTTTCACCGAAGCGTCGAAGATCGGTGAGGCGTACATAATGGTTTGGTGGGGCGAAGACGCTCCCGGTGTTTCCGGCCCGATGGTTTCGCGTCGTTCGGGGCCGCGTGCGGAGATCACGGTTGAACACCCAGCCCAGGTAATCGTTGAGCGCAAGGCCGGTAGCCGCGACACTATTTCCGCTGCCCTGAAGAAATGGGTTGGTGAAGACGGCACTCTTTACGCAACGCTTTTCTTGCCGGACGCGATTTACCGCTATGAGCGCCTTCGTGCCGCCGGGTCTAAGTGGACTGCTCGCAGCGGCTCCCCGGCGATAGAGAACAATCCTTTGGGTGTTGTGCCGGTGATTCCGGTTGTCAACAACCCGGCGATGCTGCCGAGCTACCCGCCGGGAAGTCTCCTCGCTTCGCCGCATAATCTCCCCGAAGCTTCTATTGGCCTGGGCCGCTCTGATCTGGCCGATGTGATCAGCACTCAGGATCAGATCAACAAGCTTCTTTGCGACCTGATGGTTGCGTCGGAGGTCAGCGCGTTTCGTCAGCGTTGGGCTACCGGCTTAGAGATCCCGTTTGACGAAGTTACGGGCGAGCCGATTCAGCCGTTCGAACACGCCGTTAACCGGCTTTGGGTCAGCCCTGACGTTGACACCAAGTTTGGCGAGTTTGCCGCGAACGACCTTTCGAACTACACGCGAGCGATCGAGTCGCGCATTCAGTCCCTTGCGGCCCGTACGCGCACCCCGCCGCATTACCTTCTTGGTTCGATCGTCAATGCTTCCGGTGATGCCCTGAAGGCCGCTGAGTCGGGTCTTGCGAACCGCGTCAGAGACAAGCAGCGCAGTTACGGCGAAGCAATCGAACAGGCTATGCGGCTTGCTTTCGCGGTTGAGGGTGATTTTGAGAAGGCGAACTCCCCGATGGCTGAAGTGGAGTGGAAGAATCCGGAGACGCGCTCTGAAAGCGAGTACGTCGATTCGCTTGTGAAGAAACTCGCGTTTGGGGTGCCGCAGGAACAGCTTTGGGCTGACGCTGGGTACTCGCCGCAGGAGATCAGCCGTTTCAAGTCGATGTTGCGTGAGCAGGCGCTTGAAATGGGCTTGTTTGATACCGGTCAGGGTCTACCTCTCGATGTAACGCAGCCTGAAGATGCCGGTCAATGAGTCTTCGCTTTTCATAACTGATCAGTACCGCGACAGGGCAGGGCTGATCAGCGAGGAAGGCGGGGCGCAGATCGAGTCGGGCTTTGAAGAGCTTGTTTCCTGGACGGATATTGACGGCGGCTTTGACCGGTTCGCGATTTTTGCTGCCGCTTCGATTGGTGGGTTCCAGGCCCAGCAAACAATTCTTGCTGACTCGTATCTCGCGTCGTACGTCACAAACGAGTTGGGGACTAGGGTTGCGCCGCAGGGGATCAGTACCGCGAACTATTCGCTGACTGATCAGTTCGGACGGTCGATCAGAAGGGCGCTTGAACCGGCGGTTTACACGTTCAAGCTGGGGATCCTGAAGAACGTCGCGGTTCCGATTGCTCAGAAGCTTGGTTCGGCTAGGGCGCGTCGGATCGCTACGACGATGATCGCGCACTCCGGACGCGAGGCGATGAAAGACCTGATGGTTGCCTCCCCCTATATCGAGGGTTGGATCCGGGTTCCTCGCGCTTCAGCTTGCGGGGCTTGCCTTGCGTTGTCAGATGGCCGCGTTCACGAGCCGGAAGAGGCGTTCCGGGGCCACCCTAACTGCCATTGTGTCCAAGAGCCGGTTCTTGTTGGTGATCGCGGCTCGATCAGTCGCCCGACCGGAAAAGAAATCTTCGATCAGAAGACAAAAGCGGAGCAGGACGCGCTTTTTGAGGGTCGCGGCGGGGAACGCAAAGCTGACCTGATTCGTGGCGGCCTTCCGCTTTCGGAGCTTGTCAACGAACTTCCTATGAAGCTTGGTGGCGCTCCGATGGTCAGCGAAAAGCCTTTGACGGATCTCATTTCGTCTTAACGCAAACGTTCGGCGTTTAACGAGCGGTTATCACGCCCCCTGGGGTGGAAAGGGTACGTATGGAAGAGAATACGGAGCAGGTTCAGGAAGCCGTCAGCGAGGAGACGGCCCCGGAGTCGAAGGTCTATATGACTCAGGAAGAGGTCGATCGGGTTGTGGCGCAGAGGCTCGCTCGTGACCGTAAGGAAGTAGAGCAGAAGCTTTCCGCTTTTGATGAAATGAAAGCGAAGGCCGAGCAGTTCGATGAACTTCAGGCCGAGCAGAAAACAGAGCTTGAAAAGCTGATTGAGCGCGCCGAAAAGGCCGAGCGTGAGCGCGAGGAGATCGCGAAGCGTGCTGATCAGCAGGCGATCAGAAGCGCTCTGGTTGCGGAGGCGTCTCGTCAGGGGGCAATTGACCCCGACGACGTTGTTGCGCTTCTTGCGTCTGAGACTTTCACGATCGACCCGGAGACCGGGAAGGTTGAGGACGCAGACGAGCGAGTGAAAGCGCTTGTGGAGAGCAAGCCGCACCTGTTCGGTTCGCGGACTCCGCAACCGGCGGATCAGGGCGTTAGGGCGACTGCTCCGAACGAGTCGCTGGATCCCGCCGCCGAGCTTGGAGCGAAGATTCTCAAAGCCGCCCGTAAGTAGTGCGCGTTCTTGTCCTGGGCGCTGGGGGACCGGCTGGGATCAACTTCACGCGAGCGATCTACGAAATGGGTCACGAAACCGTTGCGGTTGACGTTGACCCGGTAGCTATTCAGGTAGCTAGGGGTAGGTTTCGCGAGCTTGTGGACCCGGATCGTCCGGTTGAGGTCTTGAATGATCTGATCGACCGGTACGACGTTGGGTTTGTTCACGCGCAGCCCGACCCGGAGGTTCAGTACCTCTCCCGTCACGCGCACGAGTTGAACGCGCCGACAATGCTCCCGGATCGGGCGGCGTTGTTTGTGGCGCAGGACAAGTATCGAACCGCGATTGTTGCTGGGACTGACGCGCCGGAGACAAGGCTTGTCTCGGAAGATCAGCCGATTGGTGAGGTCATAGACGAGTTGGGCGGCGATTGTTGGCTTCGGTTGCGGTCAGGGGCGGGTTCCTCTGGCGCTCTTCCCGTTTCTGATGCTGGGATCGCTCAGGCGTGGATTGACCACCATCGAGACCGGTTCGGAATTGAGCCGGAGGAGTGGGTTATCAGCGAGCGCCTGCCCGGTAAGGACTTGTCCTATACGGGCGTTTGGCGCGACGGGAAACTGCTCGCGTTTGGAATGAAGGAGCGTTTGCGGCTTCACGGCGCTTCTCGTAACCCGGCGAGGGTCGCTTCGACTGCGAATCTTCAGGTAACGGTTGACCGGCTCGATGTTCGCAACGTTGTTTACCGGGTTGTTGAGGCTTTGCCTGGGAGCGCTAACGGCGTTCTGATGTTCGATTTGCGCGAGGACCGCAACGGCGTTCCGAAGCTAACGGAGATCAACGCTGGCCGGTTTGGGACCACGAGTTATCACTTTGCGAGTACCGGCGTAAATCTTCCTGCGGTGCTAGTTGAGGCGGCTCGTGGGGAGCCTATGAGCGGGCCGCGAGTTGTGCCGAGTGATGTTGCTTGGTATCGCGAACTTGATTCGGGTTCACAAGTCGTTTCGCTATGAGGATTGTCGCCTTGCTCTCGTTTTACGACGAGACAGACGAAATGCTCAGGGAGTCGATCGGCAGTCTTCAGGGGTTCGCTGACGCGCTCGTGGCGGTCGATGGTGCCTACAAGCTTTATCCCGGCGGCAAGCCCTCTAGCGGTGAGCGCAGTCACGACGTTATTCGCGACGTCTGTCAGGAAATTGGGATTGAACTCAACCTTTACGTTCCGGAAACCGTTTGGGTTGGTGGGGAGGTTGAGAAGCGAGAGAAGATGTTTCGCTACGGCGAAAGACTCGCGTCGAACAAGGCTGGGGATTGGTTTTTCATTCTGGACGGTGACTTTGTTATCACCGACCACCTGGGCGCGAGAGAAGCCCTGAAGGACGTTCGCGAAAGCGTCGCGTGCGTCACGCTGGACAATACGACGGGTATCAGCCTTCACCCGCTGCTATTTCGCCCCTACAGGGGCATTGAGGTTGGTCCGGCGCACCACCATTGGAAACTTCGCGACGGGCGTTGGCTTTGGCACCCGCTACACGGAATGCCTAAAGCTGACCTGAGTCAGAAGATCATCGTTGAACATCGTCAAAAGGACCGGCCCCAGGGTCGGGCTGACGCTGCTCTCGCGTATTACGCGACCCGTGACCGGGCGGGAATCGAAGAACCGGGTCCACGTTCTCTCAGTAGGAAAGAGCGGCTGAACAAACGCCGGGAACGGCGGCTACGAGCGCAAAAGCGCTCAATTTAGTTAACCGAAAACTGCTAAGGAGCAGATATTACCTATGGCTAATCAGATCCCCTTCGCTGAAGGGACCGATGCCGCAGGCGGAATCCTCGTACCGGAAGAGTACGGGGCAACCCTCATTGACGGTCTTCGTCGTGAGTCCGCCGTCGCGTCTCTGGCGCGTGTTGAGCGGATCGGCTCAAATCAGCGTGTTTACTCGGTCTACTCTGGCCGCCCCGAAGTCGATTTTGTCGATGAAGCGGCAGAGAAGCCCGTTACCGGCGCGGAGTTTGGCTCCCTGACGATTAACGTCAAGAAGCTGGCCGCGATTGTTCTCTACACGCAGGAGCTTCTAGAGGACGCTCAGGACGACCCTCGTCGTCTCGTTACCCCCGACGTTGTTGGCGCTTTTGCTGACAAGCTCGACGCTCATATGCTCGGATACGCCAACGGTACGGCGATCACCGGCAACTTTGACGACGAGATCACCGATACGACTCAAAGCGCGGAGATCGGCACGACTGGCGATGCTTTTGCTAAGGCCGTCTCTGACGCGATGGAGGACGTAGAGGGTTCGGGCTACTCCCCGAACGCGGTTGTCGCCGCTTCGGACGTTCGCGCTCACCTGCGCGACGCCCGGAACACGGTTGAGACGACCGTCCCGGTTTACACCGCTGGGTTTAATCGCGAGCCGGACACCCTGTACGGCCTGCCGATTAATTACTCGTCTAACCTGGACGGGTTCCCGGCTGGCGCTGGCAAGGTTGCCGGTGTTGTTGGTGATTGGTCTCAGGCCGTGATCGCTATTCGTAGCGATATTACGGTCAAGACGAGCGATCAGGCGACCGTCAGCGTTGGCGGTACTCCGGTGAACCTCTGGCAGACCAATCAGCTTGCGGTCCTTTGGGAGATGAGGGTCGGTTTCGCCGTCCACGATCTCAACGGCGCGTTCAGCAAGATCACGAACGCTTCGTAGGCAGGTTCAGCGACGCCCTGGACGAGTCCCCTTGTTGGGACTCCGGGTTTGGCGGGGTTCGATTCCCCGCCGTCGCCTTCGCAGTTCTTCTTCGTCCCCGCTCTCCGTTGAGGTTGTCAGTTGCCCGCAATTCGGATTATCCGTCGCCTTCTTCAACTTGACGATGTAGACGGAACCCCGACGTCCGGGCAGGTTCTTGAATGGGACGGATCAAAGTTCGTCCCGAACGATAAGGACTCAGGGCCAACCGGTCCGACCGGAGCGCAAGGTCCGCAGGGAAACACCGGCCCGAAAGGCGATACCGGAAGCACCGGCCCGCAGGGAGCTAGCGGTTCTCAGGGCGTACAGGGCATACAAGGCGTTCAAGGCGAGACCGGCAGCACCGGTCCGCAGGGCGCAACTGGCCCGCAGGGTGAGATTGGACCGCAGGGCAATACGGGTCCGCAAGGCGCGACCGGCGATCAGGGCATACAAGGGGCAACCGGCGATCAGGGACCGACCGGAGATACAGGTCCGCAGGGCGCGACTGGCAGCACCGGTCCGCAGGGTGAGACCGGCCCGCAGGGCGCGACCGGCGCTCAGGGTGACACCGGCCCGCAGGGTCCGACCGGCAACACGGGTGCGCAGGGAGAGACGGGACCGCAGGGTGACACCGGACCCCAGGGAAACACGGGTCCGCAGGGTCAGACCGGACCGCAAGGCGACACCGGCCCTACCGGCGCTCAGGGAACAAGTTTCGATTGGGCCGGAGAGTGGGATCCTTCGACGCCTTACGTCGCTAATGACGTTGTATCGAGAAGCGGATCAACGTATATCGCGGTTCAGTCCACGACCGGCGATGATCCCGCTACGGACACTTCAAACACTTTTTGGGCTGAAGTAGCTCTCGCGGGTGTCACGGGTCCAACCGGCCCGCAGGGTCAAACAGGTAGCACCGGCCCGCAAGGACAGACCGGCCCGCAGGGCAGTACGGGCGCTCAGGGCGAGACCGGACCTACCGGCCCGCAAGGAGAGACCGGCCCGCAAGGCAACACCGGAGCTACTGGCGATCAGGGCGCTACCGGCATTCAGGGACCGCAGGGCGAAACGGGCGCGACAGGCCCGCAAGGCGATACAGGTCCGCAGGGCGCGACCGGTGACACCGGCCCCCAGGGGAACACGGGTCCGCAGGGCGAGACGGGAGCGACAGGAAGTACCGGCGCTCAGGGACCGCAGGGCAACACCGGTCCGCAAGGAGATACTGGCCCGCAGGGCGCGACTGGCAGCACCGGTCCGCAGGGTGAGACCGGACCGCAGGGCGAGACCGGCGTTCAGGGTGCGACAGGTAGTACGGGACCGCAGGGTGAAACTGGCGCTCAGGGAAACACCGGTCCGCAGGGTCCAACCGGAAGCACCGGCCCGCAGGGCGATACCGGCAACACGGGAGCGACCGGCAATACCGGTCCCCAGGGCAACACCGGTCCGCAAGGAGATACTGGCCCGCAGGGTCCGACCGGCGCTCAGGGCGATATTGGAGCGACGGGTCCGCAAGGTCAGGCGGGAGCTACCGGCAGTCAGGGTCCAACCGGCCCGCAAGGCGAACCCGGATCGACAGGCCCGCAGGGTCCGACAGGAAATACCGGAGCGACCGGATCTCAGGGCAATACCGGAGCAACCGGAAATACAGGCGCTACCGGCGCGGGTTCACTTGCGTTCGCGATGTTCGCGGGAGGTTAGGTTATGGCTGAAACTTTCAAGAAATTAGCTCAGGCGCAGGCTGGTTCGTCGGCCGGGACGCTTTACACTTCGCCCGCGACTGCGGGCAACTCGACGATTGTTAAGAGCATTCGTATCGTGAACACGGATACGTCGGCTAGGTGGGTGAAGCTCTGGCAGGCCGGGACTGCTGACAGCAATCTCATTCTCCCGCAGACAACGATTCCTGCGGGTGGCTGGGCTGAGTTCAACGGGTCTATCGTTATGAGCAATAACGAGACGTTGAGCAGTCAGGGTGAGGTTGCGTCGAAGCTGACGATCACGGTCTCCGGGGTTGAGATCACCTAATGACTTGGCAGACGTTTGACAGCGCCGGGGCGCTAATCACTAAGCCTGGGCTGCCTTCATACGTTACGTCGCTGCCCTCTACCCCTGCTGATGGTACGGAGGTTTATTACGCCGCTGACGCGACCAACGGCGTAATTTGGCACTTGCGTTACCGCTCGTCTTCGTCGTCTAGCTACAAGTGGGAGTTTATCGGCGGCTCCCCACTTTGGCACGAAATTGCCACTAACGAAACCTGTAACAGCACAACCTTTGTTGATCTTGCGACCGTTGGCCCAAGCGTAACTGTTCCTCTTGCTGGAGATTACGTTTTGCGTTTGACTGTAAATACAGATGCGGGGTCTCAGGCGACCATTATTGCTCCTAAAATTGGAAGCGCCGCAACAAGTGATAATGACAGGCTAGCCCAAAGTAATGTCGGGACAATTGCCGCAGGTGGACAAAGCGTAAAGACTGGAATATCTGCGAACACAGTTGTCAAGATTCAATATAGATGTACGAGCGGGACTGCCAGCGTCGCCTTTAGGCGATTTCAAGTAACCCCTATTCGCGTCGGCTAATGGGCTTTCAGGTTTACGACAGCGCCGGCCAGGAGCTACAAAAGATCAGCGGTACGGCTGGTGGCGACCTTACCGGGACGTACCCGAACCCGACGTTAGCTAAGGGTCCGACGTATGAAACGTCTCTGCCGTCAAGCCCTATTGACGGGCAGGAAATTTACTACGCGGCCAATGCGACTGATGGCGTGATCTGGCACTTGCGGTATCGAAGTGGGTCTAGCTCGTCTTACAAGTGGGAGTTCGTCGGCGGGTCGCCGCTAATGACTCAGGGAACCGCGAATGACTCAACGCGCACAGCAGGTGGGGGCTACGGAACAATCACGGGTGCTTGCGCCGCGATCACGCTGCCGCTCGCTGGTGATTACCAAATCACTATGAATACCTATTCACGAAACACCGCATCGTCAGGTGTTGCGTATATGAGTTTCAAAATTGGCTCTGCGGCTAGCAGCGATACGGACGCGATGTTTACGGAATCACTAGGGGCTTCTAACGCACCCTCGCTTTGGATAACGCGAACGCAAATTAAGACGGGGCTTTCCGCCGTCACGCTGACGCCGGAATGGAAAGCGGTCACAGCAAACGCCGCGTATCGTTATCCGGCTTTTGTAGTACGCCCCGTGCGTGTTGGCTAATGCGCTTTCACCTAGCGGCGCTTCCCGGTCAGCCAGTAGGCGGGCTTAGTTGATTTGTGTCTACGGGATTGCCAAGAACGAAGCAAAGCACGTAGAGCGTTGGGAGCAGGCAAGCCGCGACGCTGATAAGCGCGTCATTCTCGATACGGGAAGCGACGACGCGACCGTAGAGCTTGCCCGGTCTTTGGGAATTGAGGTTCACGAAACGGTCGTTAATCCCTGGGCGTTCGATAAAGCCCGAAACGAGGCGTTGGCGCTTGTCCCTGATGGTGCGTGGGCGGTTAACGTTGATCTGGACGAGGTTCTTCACCCCGGCTGGCGCAAAGCCCTAGAAGCTCTCCCGGAAGGCGTTACTAGGCCGCGCTACCGGTACATATTTGCTCCGGGTTACGAGTACGCCGGTCACGCAATCGGACTCAATGACGGCGGGTACGAGTGGCGCGGTTCGATTCACGAGTACCTAACCCGGCAAGAGGACGCTTCCCCTGAGATTCAAGCGCCTTGTGACTTGGTTATGGCTCACAAGCCGGACCGCTCTAAGTCGCGGGCGCAGTATCTCCCGATGCTTGAAGCGGCAGTTGAACGCGAGCCGGACAACAGTCGATACCGCTTCTATTTGGGTCGCGAGTACGCCTATGAGAGCCGTTGGGCGGAAGCGGTCCCGCACTTGCTCCGGCAGCTTGAACTTGAAACTTGGAAGCCTGAGCGAGCCGCTTCTATGCGCTATCTAGCCCAGGCGCAGCCCGAAGAAGCCGAAGGTTGGGTTTTGCGAGCTTGTGCGGAGATCCCGGAGCGTCGCGAGGGGTGGGTTGATCTCGCGGACGTTTACTACAAGCGTGAGGATTGGGCGGGCTGCTACTTCGCCGCTTTGAAAGCCCTTTCCATTACGGAGCGTGACCTTACGTACTTCACGGAGCCGCGAGCGTGGGGCTACTTTCCGCACGACCTAGCCGCCCTCGCTGCTTACAACCTGGGGCTTTTCGCGGAGGCTCTTCGTCACGGCATAGACGCCGTTGAGTTGGCCCCTACTGATGATCGTTTACGAAAGAACCTGGGTTGGTATCGCGATGCCTGCCGGGTGGATTTGGAGACCTGATGCCGAACTCTGCGCCTTCGGTCAGTTTTGAGACGACCGCAAGCAATTTCCCTAGTGGCCTAGTTGGCACGATTGGGGTCAGGGTGATGGACGGTACGGGCGGCACTACGATTACTCGCCGCACGACTAGCGTTGTTGAGTCTCCGGCGGGGTCCGGGATTTACACGGCGGTTTTGACGGCTCCCGCTCTCGAAGGTCAATATCTGATTGTTTGGGATTCGGGCGGGGCGACGCCGGAGTACGCGACCGAAGAACTCGTTGTTACCTACAGCGTCCCGGATCCCGCACCTACTTTCTTGGAGTGTCCGGTTGAGGACGTCGCTTCGCTTCTTCGCGCCCGGACTAAAGACGATTCCGGCAACGAGGTTGGGGACTTCAACTCGGATACTCGCCCGACTGACTCGGAGGTTGAGGATCTGATCGCTCAGGCGGCGGCGATGGTCGCTGCGGTCGCTAACGGTGATGTTCCGTCGCGGCTAGTTCCGTTTGGTCAATACGTGGTTGCTTTGCGTACCGCGATGATGGTCGAACTGACGTATTGGCCGGAGCAGGTTCAGCGCGAGAACAGCCCGTATGGTCACTTGCGCGAAATGTTCGTTGACGCGCTGGAAGCGTTTAAAGCGTCGCTTGCTGATTCTGGCGGCGTTCGCGGTTATGGGCCGGTCTCCGTAAAGATGAAGTCAACGATCGAGGAAGTAGCCGACTAAGTGCCGCCCGTCACGATTCACGTTTCGGTCAAGGGCGCGAAAGAGGCCGCTGCGGTCATTGACCGTATGCGCAAGCGCCTAGAGGATCCCCAGGAGTTTTTCAAGCGCGACGTCGTAAAGATGCTCGCTGATGATTTCCGGACGGCGTTTGCCTCGCAGGGCGCGTCGCAGGGGTCAGCTTGGAAACCGCGCAAGGCCGCTACGAGTCAGCGCTACGCCCGCGAGAAGCGCTATTCGACTAGTCCTCGCGTGCTGGAAGCTTCGGGTCGTATGCGTTCGCTTCTTGTGAGTCCAAAGCCCCCGCAGACCAAGATTCGCACGACCCCGACGATGCTTCGTTACGGGATCAACACAACTAGCGGGCAGGCGAGCAGTAAGCGAAGTGGGGGTGCGGGTTATGCGTGGTACGTCTCTAAGTCGCGCCCGTTTGCTCGCGCCAATGCCAACGCGCACGTTTTCCTTGCTGAGAAGATGCGCGACTATCTGATTACTGACGTATGACGCTTTTTGGTCCGTTGGTTCACGGCGGCGTTGTTGAGAACGCCGTTAAGGACGCGCTAGTTGATTGGTTGCCGACGTATCTTCGTGAGGTTGAGCGTCAGCACGACCGCGCCCAGGGGTCGCTTCCTTCTCCCCGCAGCTATCAGCTTGTTAGCGAAGCTGACGATCCGACTCGCTGGCCGGAGGATCAGATCCCGGCAATTGTCATTATGTGTCCTGGGTTCGCGGAAGAGCCGTATCACGAGGGGACAGGTTTCTATCGCGCCCGCTACGGGGTGTCGGTTGCGGCGATGGTTTCGGCCAACACGCAGGGCGCGACTCGGCAGCTTGCCCGGTTGTACGGCACCGCCCTTGCCGCCGCCCTTCTTCAGCACCCGTCCTTAGACGGTTTCGCTTCGGGGCTGCGTTGGGTTGACGAGAGCTACGACGATATTCCTTCTGAGACCTCGCGTTCGCTCGCGTGCGTGATTGAAGGGTTCACCGTTGACGTTGATCGAGTGATCAGCACCAATGCTGGCCCGGTCGCGCCGGACGCTTCGGAAAGCGAAACGTCGCCTGAGTGGCCGGTTGTTGAGGAGACAGAAGTCAACTTGGTTAGCGAAACCGGTCCGCTTCCGACTGGCCCGCTACCGACTGGCCCCGTTGATTGGAGTTTGGATAATGCCTAAGTTTCGCGTGCGTTCCCCGCACGCTATCGACCTTCCAGATGGTCGCACCGCTGCCCCGAAGGACGTTGTAACGGTCAGCGAACGCGATCCTGAAGTGAAAGCCCTCGTTTCTGAAGGGCGTCTAGTTCGAGTCAAGCAATCAAAGCGAGGAGCTTCTAAGTGACTCTCCCAGGCAGTTTGGTAATTAACCGTGATGCGCCGCCCGCTCGCACCGCGCCGACCGATACCGGAACTTGGTTCGCAGCCGGTTTCGCGGATTTCGGCCCGACCGACGAGGCGGTAAAGGTCCGGTCTCTCAAAGAGTTCAAGTCCGCGTTTGGCGGGCGCGTTAACTCCGGTTCGCTTTGCGATTCGGTAGAGACGTTCTTCCGTGAGGGTGGTTCGGTGTGTTACGTCGCCCGCGTTGTTGGTCCCGCTGCGGCTAACGCTTCGGTAACGATTGATTCAACGGTTGACGTTGAGGCGAAGTATCCGGGTGCGTTCGGTAATGGCCTGAACGTTGAGGTTGAGGCTGGTTCGCAGTCCGGCACTTTCCGGTTTGTGGTCACGCACGACAGCGACGCTTCGGTGTCTGAGACAAGCCCTGATTACGCGACCGTTGCGGACGCGGAGGATTGGGATAGCGCTTACGTGACGATCACCGATAACGCCGGTTCCGCGAGCGATCCCAGCGTTGGGACTTCTTCGCTTTCGGGTGGTAGCGATGATTACGCAAGCGCGACCGATTCTGATTGGCAGACTGCCCTTGATCTGTTTGTCGCGGATCTCGGCCCCGGTCAGGTGTCTTATCCTGGTCGCACTACCGGTACTGCTCATTCGCAGCTTCTACAGCACGCAGAAGATACGAACCGTATTGCTCTGCTCGATGCTGCGGATACCGCGACGGTTGCGACGCTGACCGCTGCGGCGGCTGCCGCTTCAATCCTTCCCGGTGCTTCGCGTGGCGCTCTGTTTGCGCCCTGGGCGAAGATCGCTGGGGTTTCTGGCGGTAGCGTCAGGACGGTTCCTTACTCGGCGGTTCAGGCGGGGCTTGAAGCTCGCCGTGACGCTTCGGGTCTTAACCCGAACGTTCCCGCCGCTGGTGTCAATGGTCAGCCCGTTTCGGTGATCGAGCTTGCTCAGTCTTGGACTGACGATGATCGCGAGACCCTGAACGATGCCGGTGTCAACGTCGCGAAGCTCGTTTATGGCGGGCCGCGCACGTACGGCTACCGCACCCTTGTTGATCCGGATACGGACCCGAACAACTGGCAGCTTGGTAATTCGCGTCTGCGTATGGCCGTGACCGCGAAGGCTTCTGAGATTGCCGAGCGTTACGTCCTCTCGCAGATTGACGGTAAGGGCCGCACGATTGCCGCTTTCGCTGGCGACCTTTCGGGAATGCTTACCGGCTACTACGAGTCCGGCGGCCTGTACGGCGACACTCCCGAAGAGGCGTTCCGCGTGGATACGTCAGTCAATACCCCCGAAACGATCGAGGCCGGTCAGCTTCGGGCCGTTATCTCGATGCGAGTTTCGCCTATGGCTGAACTTGTGGTTATTGAGATCGTGAAGGTTCCGGTCAGTCAGGAGATCAACTAGTGCCTATTCAAAGTAGAGAAGATCAGTACGCCGTCACCGTTTCGGTTGCGGGCGTCTCCCTGGGGACGTTCGACAAACTGAGCGGCGGCGAGCTTGACTCAGAGGAGACCAAGTACCGCCCCGGTGGAATGGGTGCGGAAGTTGCTCTCGGCGGTCCGAAGACCGTTTCCAACGTGACTGTCTCGCGTATCTATTCGCTTGACGGCGACCACGCGGCGAACCTTGCTTCGCTGAAGGCCGCTATCGGCAAGGGTGCGGTCACGATCACTAAACAGCCGCTCGATGCTGACGGCAACGCCTACGGCTCGCCGGTTGTATACAACGGCATTCTGAAGAACGTCAAGCTCCCGGATCACGATTCGCAGAGCAACGATCCGGGAATGCTGGAACTGGAAGTATCGACTAACGCGACTGTTTCCTAGTAATGGAAGCCCAGGGGAACGAGGCGGTAGTTGATAGCGCCATTGTTCGGCTGCGTGAACAGCACGCCGAACTTAGGCGCGAACGCACGCTCGATCTGCGAGTGCCGGGGTGGTCGGGAATGCTTGTTGCCCGTTACACCCCGGTTCGCGCAGGCGAGATGCGAAAGCTTGCGTCAAGGGTTGATCGTCTGGAATCTCAGGCGACACCCGAAGCGGATTTGGCGGCTGCGGCTGACCTGATTATCACGACCTGTAAGGAGATCCTGGTCGTGGTCGATGGTGAGAAGCGCACGCTTCAGGACGAGGCCGGAAAAGATGCCCCGGTCCGGTTCGATAAGCAACTTGCGGAGATCCTGGGCTTTGAGGCCGAGAGCGCCCGCGAGGTTGTTTACGGGTGCTTTCCGCAGTTCCCGGACGGCTCCCCGATTGAAACCACGATCAACGCTCACGCTTTGGAAGTCGCGGAGTGGATTACGAACGTTGACGAGGAGGTTTCTTCTGATTTGGGGGAAGGCTAACTAGCGACCCCGCAGTTGAGGCGGCGGCGGTCGCGGCGAGCTTTGGGGTTGACCCGATGCTCGTTCTTGAAGCCTCTAGCGCTGATCTCCCGGTGATCACGGCGCTTATTGCGAAGGTTGTTGAGGTCGCGGAGCAAAGGGACGAAGCGCTCGCGATTCGGATTGCGAACGCAGTTGGACAGTTGTTCGGCGGAAAGGGCTAGATGGCTCAGGGCAATATAGATATTGCGGTTCGCCTGAAGAACTCCCGTGAGTTCGTAGGTGATTCCAAGAAGGTTGCTACAAGCATTGACGGGATTGAGCGTTCGGCTGACAAGACCGATCGCACGACCCGCCGGACCGCTGGCGCAACCGGTCTTCTTGCTGGCGGCCTGAAGGGAATCGCTGGCGGGGCCGCTGCCGCTATCGGTGCCTATGTTGGGCTGGATACCGCCGTTCGCGTTCTTGGTGACTCAATCAACCTTTCGACGTCGGTTGGCGAGTCACTTTCGAAGAACGAAGTTCTCTTTGGTCGTAGCGCAAAGGCCGTCAAAGCTTTTTCTGATTCGTCGGCGCTTTCGTTTGGTATCAGTCAGGCCGCAGCCCTGGAATACACGGGCGTCTTCGGAAACCTGTTCCGGGCCGTTGGTGTAGGTGAGGAAGCTTCCGCGAAAAGTTCGGTTGCTCTGACCAAGCTCGCTTCTGATCTTGCGTCGTTCAACAACACTTCGATCGAGGACGCTCTAGAGGCTCTGCGTTCCGGTCTTGTTGGTGAGACTGAGCCGCTTCGCCGCTTCGGTGTCAATATCAACGACGCGCAACTTCGGACGGCTGCCCTTCGGCTGGGTCTGATCAAGACCACGAAGGACGCTCTAACGCCGCAGCAAAAGGCGCTTGCGGCCCAGGCGCTTATCTTCCGTCAGACAAGCAAGGCCCAGGGCGACTTTGCTCGCACAAGCGGCGGTCTCGCTAATCAGCAACGCATTCTCTCGGCGCAGATTTCCGATGCGAAGGTCAAGCTTGGAGATCAGCTTCGCCCCGCGATGCTTTCGGTCGTCAGGACGCTTACGCGGTTTATTCGTCAGATGCGAACCGGGAAGGGCGCGGGCGGCGAGTTCAGCCGCACAATGAAAGATGTTTGGAGCGTTGTTCGAGACGTCGGCGGCGTTCTTCGTTGGGTTGTTGGTCGCGTCAAAACTGCCGTTTCAACGTTCAAGAAGATGCGCGTCCTTCGCGAGATTTTCAAGCAGGTTTTTGATATGACGCCGCTTGGATCATTCATTGAGGCTTTAAGGGCAGCGAAAAGCGCGTTTGAAGACATAAAACAAGTTGTTCAAGATCCCGTTGGTGCGCTCAGGGGACTTCTTCCCGGCGGCTCTGACGGCATAGGGCGACGTCAGGGCGGACGTATTGGGTTCGCGGGGGGCGGATACGTTCCCGGCGCGAGGGTGTCCGCTGACACCGTTCCCGCGATGCTTTCCCCAGGCGAGTTTGTCGTCACCGGTTCCGGCGAGCGAATCCTTGAACGTATGACCGGTGTTCCCGGCGTCCTTAACTTTGTTGGTCGGGCGCAGCGGGCGCATTTCGGCGGGGGTGGCCGCGTGAATCCCGTCCCGGTTATGGGTGGGGGCGCGGGCCGTCCGATTGTCACGAAGGTTTACTTGGATCGTCGTCAGATCGCGGAGGCGGTCGGCTCCGAGTTTGCGGATAGGCAGGCGCGGCGATGAACGTTCGGATTTCGTGCGATAACCCGCAGGCTTCGGTTGATCTTCTGATGGGTGAGGATCCCCCGGTCTTTGGCGGCGGCTACGGAGGCTTTGAGGAAGTAGAGCGCCCGAAGCGTTCCCCGGTCGCTGAGTGGAAGTCGCCCCCTGCCCGCACCCTTGAAATCTCGCTACTTCTCGATGGGTTTGCTGACGATCGAGCGGTTGACGGCGAGCTTTTTCAGCTTGCGCGGCTGGCAAGCAACGACGGACTGAATGCTCCCCCGAAGATCAAGGTTGCCGGTGATGGGGTTCCTGGTAACGGTTTGATCTCGTGGTACGTAACTGATCTTGTTTGGACACCGACCGCGCTTAACGCGGCGGGTAAGCCTTGCCGCGTTGGGATTAACCTTTCCTTGATTGAAGCGGTCGCTGATGATGCGATCGAGCGCACAACCCGTGACAGGGTTCGGCTTTACGAGGTCAAGAAGGGGGACACCCTTTCGAAGATTGCTGGGGAAGTGCTGGGGTTTGGTGGGCGTTGGCGCGAGCTTCTGGCCGCTAACCCGAAGTTCACGAGAGGCAAGAAGAAGGGCAAGGCGCGGCGGTCTCCTAAAGACGTCGTTGAGGGCGAGAAGCTGCGTATTCCCTGATGCCGAAAAAGAAGCTGCCGGGTCCGATTGCGAAGGTGGCGCTGCCCCCGAAGCTGATCGACTCGATGCGGGCTACCCGGAATATCTCGCCGGGTATGGACGCTGGGATCGAGAAGCTGGTCTTGGAGAACTTCAAGACCGGCGATTTCAACGTTGCGGGTGCGATCACGAGCGCGGATTTGGAGCGCACGATTGACGGCGCTTCGACGCTTTCGATTTCCCTTCACGACCCGGACCGCAAGCTTCTTCGTTCGGGGATCTTTGAAACCGCCGTTGATATTCAGCTTGACGGCTTGTATTTCCGTCTTGTTTCTGTCGGCAAGAATGACAATGAGCTTCGGCTTACCTTTGAGGAGCGGGCAGTTGCGCTTTTGAGAAGAAAAGACAAGCCGCTGAAGGTCAGTCGCGACAAGATCACGCGCTCTCAGTTTGTGAAGCGTCTTGTTGAGGAAGTCAAGACGTACCCGATTGACTTTTACGCCCCGGATCTCACGAGAGCCGGTCGCGTCAAGAAGACGCAGACTGAGCGGACGCAAACGAAGTCAAGTGGTATCGCGAAGAACGCGAACGTGACTGTCAAAGGCGCTCGCGCTTCGGGTTCGCAGATCCGCGTTATGAACGAGGTTTTGGACGCCGCTACGAGTGAGGGCGCTACCGGCAAGGCGCTGACCGCCCTTGTCGCGATGATCATTGTTGAGTGCGAGTTCAAGAACATTCAGGGCAAGGGCGCGGACTCCATTTCCTTTGGAGTCATTCAGGCGATCCCCGGGCGCTCTAGCGGCATTGACGGAACGTTCACGAAGGCCCAGGCACTCAATATCGCCTATTCGGTCCGCTCGATCCTGAAGCACTCAACTACTAGCTTCGAAAACAGCAAGGGTGGCGGCCTGATTGGGGTTGCTCGCAGGCACCCTAGTTGGTCGATTGGAAAGATTGCGGCCCTGGTCAATAACGGGGTTGTGAATGGGGGTGAGGGTTCCCCGGATTACGTGAGCAAGGTCAACGGTCGCAAGGCGGAAGCCGAGAAGATCATTTCGGCTTACGGTACGGGTGGAGGCGCTGCCGCTGACGGCAAGTACGAGTTTAGTCGCGGTCAGGGCAAAGAGCGAGAGGATTCCTGGACTTGTATTCAGCGGCTTGCTGAAGAGGTCAACTTTCGGGCGTTTTGTTCGGCTAACACGATCTATTTTCTCTCTGACGAGGATTTGATCAAGTCGCAGCCGCAGCTTGTAATTGCCGAGTTTGATCCGGGGGTTATGAGTTTGGAGTTCGAGTTTGACTCCGGCAAGCGCGTTCAAGAGGCAACGGTTGTGCTGCGAACTTCGCGTTGGCGCGTGAATCCTGGGGCGGTTGTTGAGATTCAGGAGGCCGGTCCCGCTGATGGCCGCTGGATCGTTCAGAGCTTCCGCCGGAGCCTTACGGATCTTGAAGCGACTGTTGAGTTGCGCAGGGCGTCTAAGCGTCTGCCGGAGCCGAAGGGTGAGAGCGAGAGCGACGGAGCTTCAGGTAGCGACAGTACCGACAACGAGATTGTGAACAAGGCGATTGCTCGCGTAAACGCGATTGACGCGAAGAAACAGGCTTACGTTTGGGGCGGTGGTCACGGCGGTTTCAATGATCCTCGCGGTTATGACTGCTCAGGGTTTGTTTCGTCGGTGCTTCACGCGGCAGGAATCTTGAAGGGTTCGCCGTTGACGACGGTTGGGTTGAACAGTTGGGGTAAGCGAGGCGAGGGCCGGATTATGACCGTTTGGGTTAAGGAAACCGGTAACGCTCGCGCTTCGCACACTTTTATTACTTTCAAGGTTGGCGGCAAGACTCGCTTTGCGGAAGCTGGCGGGGCTAACAAGGCCCGGACGGGTTGGCACTCGCCGCGCTCAACGGCTGGGTTTACGCCGCGTCATTGGCCGGGGACGTAATGACCGATCTTGCCGATGTGTTCACGACCCGCAAGGGCGAACCTGGGGTTTTGCTGGAAGCGGAGGTTGTGAACTCTCCCGCTGACGGCAACGATGATCTTTACGTTGTTATTCCGTCCTTTGACGACTCGTTCAAGTGGGGTCCGGCCTTGTTTATGCCGAAGGCTGGCGAGCTTCCTTCCGCTGGGGACCGGGCGCTTGTGGGTTTCTCCAATGAGAATCAGGTTTGGGTTCTTGCTTGGTGGAACGGAAGCGCCGCTTACTAGGAGACTTGTTTATGGCTGAGATCCCGCACTTCACGTTCCCGTTCAACTTCGACGCCTACAACGAGCAGGACTCGATCGAGGACGTAACCGCTTGCGTCGCAGCGATCTTGTCTTGCCCGGTTGGGTTTAGGGCTGAAGAGCCGCAGTTTGGAATTAGCGATCAGGCGTTCCGGCAAAACGGCGCTGACCTTTCAGAGCTTCGCGCTGCGGTTACGCGCTGGGAGCCGCGAGCGGACACAAGCATTGACCAAGTTATTGAGGACGCGACCGCGACGGTGACGGCGCGAGTGAAGGAGAGCTAGTGACTGACGTTCCCGCTACCGGATATATCACCTACCCGCTCGATCAGGACACTTCTTCGCTGGCGCAGGCAGCCTACGACTACATTCAGTCTCAGATTCCGGGCTGGCAGCCCTCGCCGGGAAACCTTGACGTCCTGATCATTGAGGCGTTCGCGCAGCAAGCCGCTGAACTTGCCGAGATCACCGCAACGGTCCCGGAGTCAATCTTCCGCTACTTCGGCGCTTCCCTTCTTGGTTTCCAGCCCCAGGACGCGGTTTCCGCTTCGGCGTTCGCTACCTGGGTTATGGCCGATAACGCGGGCTATACGATTCCCGCCGGAACCGTTGTCGATGTTGAGGGAGTCGCATTCGCGAACGTAAACGCTTTCACTATCGCTAACGGCAGCACAACGCAGACGCTTGTTGAAATGGCGGCGGTTGAGCCTGGGGTTGACGGCAACAGTTTGACGGGTGCCGCAGAGCTTGTGGATCCTCTCGCGTTCATTTCGTCGGTCACGTTCACTACGACTTCTTCTGGCGGCGTTGACGCTGAGACTGACGAGGACTATTTGAATCGTTTGTCGGCGCTTCTTCAGACTCTCGCTCCCCGTCCGATTATCCCGCGTGACTTTGCCCTTTTGGCGCAGCAAATTGAGGGTGTGGAGCGTGCGGTCGCGATTGATCTTCTGGACCCGATTACGCCGGATACTTCAGCGGAGCGTTCGGTTACGGTCGCGGCGGTCGATGCTGATGGTCAGCCGGTTAGCCCCACGATGAAGGGTGAGATCGAGGACGCTCTAGAGGGCGCTCGCGAAGTCAACTTCAATGTTTACGTCATTGACCCGGAGCTTTCCCCGGTCGATGTGTCGGTTGACTTTACGATCGTTGAGGGCTACGACCCGACCGATGTTGAAGACGCGGTAGAAGACGCGCTGAATACCTATCTGTCACCGGCTACCTGGGGTTTGCCCGCTGAAGGAGGCGAGGCGACAGGCTGGACCAACACAACGACCGTTCGGTTCTACGAGGTCGCGGCAGTCGTCAACAGCGTTCCCGGCGTTGACTACATAGACTATTTGGAGATTGACGGCAACCCTTACGGCTCTGAGATTGTGCTTTCGGGGTACGCCCCGCTGCCTGAGCCTGGAACAATTGTCGCGACCGCTATCTGATGGCTGGCACGTTCGGCGCTGAGAAGTTTTCGGAGGACTCACGCGAGCGGCTAGAGCCTTTCCTTAGTCCTAATCTCGGCGTGCTGGTTGACGCTATCGGCGTGATGTTTGAGCAGGTTCAGGAGATTGTCATTGACGGCGATCAACCCGGCTGGACTGTTCCCGTTACGTTGAGCGAGTCCCCGGCGCTCGCGTGGTTGGGTCAGTTTGTTGGTGTTCGTCCTCGCGCTGAATACACCGACGAGACGTTTCGTATTGCGATTGGGGACGTTGACGGTTTCTCTCGCGGCACCCCGGCTTCTATGGCCGCTGCGGCAGCAAAGACCCTTACCGGGAATAAGATAGTCAACTTTTACGAGCGCGACGGAAGCGCTTATCAGCTAACCGCCGTTACTTACACTTCTGATACTCCCGATGAAGCCGCGACTGAAGCGGCTTTGAATCTTCATAAGCCTGCCGGAATAATCCTGACGTACGTTCGGGTCGATGGACAAGTTTACGCCGAGCTTGAATCAAGCTACGACGATTACGCAGACCTTGAATCAACGTTCGCGGACTATCTCGCCGTTCGCGACTACCAAGCGCCCTAAATAGGAGGGAAATTGGCTACTACTGCGCGTCTTGCGCTTCGCTACCCGACGTCCGCTGATACCGCAGATGTTCCGCGTGATATTGGCAACCTTGCGTCCGATATTGACAACGCCGCCGTTTTTGGCAAGGGGTTGTTTGCCAACCGCCCGACTTCTACCGTTGGTTCGCCGGGTGTTGACGGACGCTACTACTACGCGACCGATACCTCCCGGCTTTATCTCGATACCGGGACGGCCTGGATTGAGGTTGCGACTAACGGGACAATAGATAACGCTATTCCGATTGGTTCGGTTCAGTCGTATGCTGGTTCAACCGCTCCAACAAATTGGCTGTTATGTGAAGGACAGGCCGTTAGCCGGTCTACTTACCAGGATTTGTTTACTGCGCTTTCAACTACTTACGGATCAGGTGACGGTTCAACTACTTTTAATCTTCCTGATTTGCGCGGGCGCGTGACAGTCGGTAAAGGCACAAATGCTGATGTAGATACTTTAGGCGAAAATGACGGCGTAGCCGTTGCGAGCAGAACGCCGAAGCACTATCACAGCTTGACTACTGGCAGAGGCGGACAGTTTGCCTCGCACGAAAACTCCGGGGCTACAGGTAACAGCAGTTTCTTTACGACTTCTACCGCGACAACCGGACAAAGGCTATTTGCGACAACCGTAAATGGAATGGTCACAAGCGGCAATAGTTCTAACGCAAATACTCCTTCGTTCATTGTTCTCAATTCAATTATTCGAGCGCTATGACGGCAACTGAAGTAGCTTTGCTCAAACAAGAGCTAGAGCAGGCAAATAGGAAGCTAGACGCGATTCTTCGTCAGGCCCAAGAAACGAACGGGCGGGTGAAAGAGTTAGAGAAGTTTCGTGAACGAGTGATGGGCGCTCTTATTCCTCTGACGGTGCTTTCTCCGATTGCTACGGGTTTGATCGTCGGTTTCATTCTCACCGGCTAACCGCCGCTTTATGGGTTTGTCGGGCCGCTTTGTGCGGAGGGTTTAACGATGCCGTTTTCGGCGGGGGTAACTAGTGAGTAAAGCGAAGAGGTATCTGCGGGTTTGGGAGTGGCGGCTTGCGTATAGGCGTCGCGCTCTCGCTCGTGCGAAGAAGGCTCATAACGGGAAGCGCGTTGAGTATCTGCGCCGCAAGGTTCGTTACGCGCAGAAGCGCGTTGATTTCTGGCGCAAGCGTGCGTTGCCGATGCGGCTTCGTGCGCTCGATGTTGCCGAGTCGTTGGTTGGTGTGATGGAGATTGGCGGCAACAATCAGGGGCCGATGGTCTCGAAGATTATTCGCGCTAATGGTGGCACCGGGCCTGAACCCTGGTGCGGAGACTTTGTTGCGTACTGCTATCAGCGGGCCGGGAGTAAGGCCGTGACTCGCTCGTGGGCTGCCGTCCGGCTTCTTGGAAGCGTTGTGGGTGTGAAGCGTGTTCAGAAGCCGCTTGCCGGTGATCTTGTGCGGTTTACGTTTGATCACGTTGGAATGTTCGTGCGTGATCAGGGCGCGTTTATCGAGACGATCGAAGGCAACACGGGTGCTTCGGGCGCGGTCTCGGATTCTGCGACGGGTGGCGATGGTGTCTACAGGAAGCGTCGCCCTAAGTCCCAGGTAAACGACTATCTCCGCGTTACGCGGTAGAGGAGGGGAAGTATGAAGCCTGTTCCTAAAGTGGCCGCTGGCGGTATTGCTGGGGCGGTAAGCGTCGTGGTCATTTTCGCCGCGCAGCAAGTCGGCGTTGAGATCCCCGGTGACGTCGGGGCCGCTATCGGCGTGCTGGTTGCTTTCGCCGCTTCGTATCTGAAGCCGTGAGCGATCGCGCTCCTTTGAGCGCCGACGAGATTCGCGAGCTAGGCCGTAGGTATGGATCGTGGACGGCTGCGGCTAAGGCGACCGGGCGTTCGGTAAGTCAGATCAAAACTAGGGCTAGTTCGTTTGGGATCAAGATTGCGGACGTCGCCAATAGTGAGGCGGCTAGTTCAGCGAACGTAACTAGTGATGATCCCGCCGAGTGGGGGGATATTCGCGAGCTTTTGAAGCGCCGCAACCTGAACCCTGATGATTTCCTGATCACGCGGGTTCGCGTCAATGAGTGGGCGGACGAGCGTCAGCTTCGCGTTGATTTGGAGCCGGTCGCGTCGGTTGTTATGCCCGCGAGGGCTGATGGCTGGAAGGCTCCGAAGCCTCGCAAGCGGGCGAGCAAGAACGGCGAGCTTGTTGCGTTTCTGAGCGATCAGCACGCGCCTTATCACGACCGCGATCTTCACGAGTTGGTCTGTCAATGGCTTAGGGACGAGAAGCCCGACCGGATCTACTGCCTGGGTGACTTGCTTGATTTTGCGAGTGTGTCGCGTTGGCAACCAAACCCCGAAAACGTAAGTCCCGACGGTGGGACTGGATCGGTTCAGGAATGTATCGACGCCGGGTACGAGATCCTTCGCGCTTACCGTGAGGCCGCCCCTGACGCCGAGATTTTCTATATGGCCGGTAATCACGAGGACCGGCTAAGGGACGCGATTTTCAGGCAAGGCTTCGGAGCGATTTACGGGCTTCACCGGGCAGGGGACGAGCAGAGCGTTCTTTCCCCAGCGTTCCTTTTGCGCTTGGACGAGCTTCGCGTTGAGTACGTCCGTTCGGAGGCCGGGGGTTATCAGCACGCCGCAGCCCGCGTCTCTTCGGAGCTACAGGCTATTCACGGCTGGATTGCTCGTAAGGGTTCGGCTTCGTCGGCTGCGGCGACGCTTGACCATATGCGGGTGTCCACGATTCAGGGGCATACGCACCGCAACGGTCTTCATTACAAAACTGAGTGGACGATCGACAATGAGCCTCGCACCCTGGTTGCTGCGGAGACGGGGACGCTGGCGATGATTCGTAATGGCCTTACGCACGCTGCCCGCCCTGATTGGCAGCAAGGCTTCTGTACCGCTCAGGTGTGGGACGACTTGTTTTCGCTTGATCTCGCGGTCTACGTGAAGGACAGCGAGCAAGACGGGGCGTTGCTTTGGCGGGGGAAGCGCTGGTCGTGAATGGACCGGCTGACAGTTCTTCGCACGCTTCATAGCTGCGGTTACAGGTACGCAAGCCTTCACGGGATCCGTTTCGAGGGACGGCAAACGGTCGCGTTGTTTTCGGTGCCGCATTGTCTCGGACACCGCAGGGCTTTTACGGCGTTTATCGAGCAGGAATCAGAGAGGGACCGGCCCCGTTTGGAAGTGGAGCCGGGATTCGTTGTCGAGCCGATAAGGGGGAAAGTATGACTAGTTCAACAATGACACCGTATGACGAGTGTCTTCAGTCGGGCCATATTCCGACTGCTATCGCTAATCCGCGTCTACAGAATCTTTGTGGGCGTTGCGGCAGGCTTCGCGAGCCGGACGAAATGGCGCGTGACTTGGATCAGGAACGCCGTTGGGTTGCGGAGGCCGCTCAGTACGCGCAGTACGTAACTGAGCCGGACGGGATCGCGGAGGCGTTTAGCACGTACCGCGAGCTTCGCACCAACGCGGACGCGCCCTGGCGGGACGTCAAGCAACGCAATTTTGCGATTGAGGCGATGGAAGAAGCCGTTGATCTTTCGGCTTACGTAATGGCGCTTCTTCAGATGATCGACGCTGACCGCGACGACGAGGACGCGGGTAAGGCGATAATGCTTTTGAAGATGGCCCTTGCGGCGTCGGTCACGGCGTACGCGAGCCTTTCGGAATATATGCGCGTTGATCTTTGAGTCCGCGCCGTAGGGTTTCGCTGACGATCGAGGGCAAGCCTGTTCCGAAGGGCAGCCGCGTTACTCACCGGTTGCCTAACGGAAAGATCGTGAACCGGGAGGCGTCGAAGCGTTGGCCTTCTTGGTCGCGGTCGGCTTTGGAGCAGATCGAGGCTCAGTTCGATGGGGTGACGCTTCAGCCGCCGTACCGGCTCACGGCTGATTTCTTTTTCGCTGCCCCGCAGAAGCCGACTTATCCGCGTTCGGGGGACTTGGATAAGTACCTTCGGGCGGTTGGGGATTTGCTTCAGATGAAGGCTGGGGCCGCGTCGGTAATTACCGATGATCGCGGGATCTTGGAGATTGGGTCCGCGAAGCGTTATGGGGATCCTGAGCGCGTGGAAATCGTCGTTGAGGAGATCGACGCGCTTTAGCGCGGGAAGCGGGCTTCTTGAAGCCTGCGCATAGCTTCCGCAAAGGCGCGTTGTTGGGCGGGCGTGAGCGCTTCGCTTCCGGCAATCGCGGCTTCGGCTAGCGCTTCGGCTTGTTGTGGCCCTAACCGAAGCTCGATTGGCCTTATGGGTTTTACGAGGGGACGCAAGTTAGTCGGTTAGGTGGTTGATTCGCCCTGGACTGAGTTTGAGTGCGCGGGCGAGTTCGGCTTCGCTGACTCCGGCTTTTACGGCTGCCTTGATTGCTTGGTTGCGTTTTTCGCGTAGCTCGTTGCTTCGCTTTGCGGCTCGTTGGTACTCGCGGTTGGCTTTGACAGCTTGCTTTAGCGGCTCACTCATTGTTTCGCCTTTGTGCTTCCGCGACGGCGGTTTCGACCGGTTCTCCAAACGGGTGAAGGTGTTTGTTGATCGTTGCTGCCAGCCAGCCACCGAAGACTTCGGCTTCAAAGAAAGCTTCGTCGGTATCTACGTCAGCAAGTAGATCGTTGACGTAGCCGATGAGGTGTTCTCCCTCGCCGTCTTCTTCAAGCGGCCACCCGTCAGCTCCGACGAGCTGCCAAAGTAGGCAATACTCGCTTACTGTTGAGTTTGCTTTTGCCTCTTTGGCAGACGCGGGAACGCCCGGACCAAAGCCGAAGCAAAGGAACACTTCGGGCGAGACGGTGGGAAACTTGACGTCAAGCACCATTACCCCGCCGCCCGAATGCCATTTTGTAATTATCGGGTCGTCGTGAATGGTGTTTTTGATCGCGTCTAGGAACCGCGATTCGTAAGTATCAGTCTTGGTGGTCATTAGGAATCGCCCCCTTACCGGTAGTCGTCGGGGTTGTTGGGGTCAGCGTCCTTAGCTTCCTGAACCATCGTCGCGATCGCGTCAAGCTCGCCGTCGCGGTATTCAAACGGCTGGCCGTACTTGATCGAGTAGAGGCGGCCTGCGGCCCCTGCGGCGTTGCGCGGGGTGTAGGGAGCCTTGAACGGGTCGGCGGGGTCTACCTTCCAGCCGCCGAGTCCGATTGCGTTCTCTGCGATCAGGTAGAGGGTGTCTTGCCTGTCCTGGTCGCTTGTGATCTCTTCGATGGGATCCTTAGTGAACTTGTCCATTGTCGGGTTCCTTTCTCTCGTTTGATCCGACAAACAGAACTATAGGGGTCTATAGGACGTTTGTCAATACCCCCCTAAACAAAAAGTTTAGACCCGTTTTGGGTCGCTAGTTGTCCGGCAGCAAAGAGCGAGTATTCCCCTGCTCCTCTCGCCGGTCATTGTGCGCGGCGTTTTCTCTCGTACGCAACGCGCACCCGAAGCCCCTCACTCGATCAGCCTTCGGGCTGACGGGTGGGGGGCTTTCGTCGTTCCTGGGGCTTGATAAAGCGCTTTTTTCGCGAAACTGCGTATTGAATCAACGTCGCGGTTAGGCAAGGCTGCGCGTCTTCTTCTAATTCAAAGCTTGCCCTGGGAGGTTCTAGGTGTCCGTTTCGTCCGCCGAATTGCTTGCCGCTGTCGCTACGTTGCTTGCTCGTTCCCTGCCGAAGATTCCGGCTGACGACCCGCTACGAAGCGGCGTCGAACAACTCGCTACGCACCTTCGTCACTTTGAGAAGACAAGCGCTCTGCCGCGTCGATAGCTGCCCGTAGTTTTTCTCCGTCCGCTTTGAGCAGAGCGTTTAGCTGACGGTCTAGCTGATCGACCCTTTGACGAAGGTCGTCTAGGTCGCTGGTCGGGCTTTCGTCTTTGGATCCCTGCCCGGTTAGCAGGTACTCAACGCTCGTGTTCAAGTATCGAGCGAGCTTCTGAACCGTGACGTAACGCGGCTTCCAGTCCTCGTCTTCCAGAAGCCGTTTGAGCGTTTGGCGGTCAATGCCGGTGTCGCGGCAAATCTGAGCCTGGGATTTGCCTACGGCGCGAGTGTTCAGGAGGTCTCTTAGCCGCCCTGGAAGCGTTGTCTCCTCCGTCATAGCTCGCGACGATAGCGGCGCTGGATCACGGAAAAACCCGCATTTGGCGGAAGTTCCGCAGTAGTTCCCGCGTTTCCGCCGACCGCTGTGCTTAGATACCGCGCTGTTCCCGCGAGGACTTCGGGAACATACCGCGAACTAAGCAGGGGTAAGCCGCTGCGAAAGGGGGTCGGGAAGTGCTAGGGGAGTTGAAAGAAGTTGAGCCGGTTACGGACCTGGGCTACCGCGTGGAGCGTCACCGCTACTGCTCGGAGAAAATGATCGAGACCGCCGACCGCGTTCTCGATCACTACGGCGACGATCAAACAAGCGCCCTGGTTGCGTTTGCGGTCAGGCAGATTCTTTTCGATGTAGCGCGGGCTGAACTCGCGCTTTCGGTTGCTCTTTTGGAGAGCGCCGTTGCGGAGGCGGCGTGACCGTCGTTGACGCCTGCGCGGCGTACTTGGTGATGCTCGGCTGGGTTGCGGGTGTCGTCCTCGTTGTGCTGGTCGGAAAGACGCTTCTCGATTACTTCGGGGAGCGCGTTTACGGACGTATGGACAAGGACTGAGAGGAGCGGGGGAATGCTGGATACAAAGACCGATGTTGCCGAACTCGGAAGAAGGATCTCTGAGTTGGGCGTAATGCTGACCCGGACCGCGCTTGACGAGAGCGAGCCGGTTAGTGACCGCGAGACGGAGGTTCTTCGTCTTGTTCATTTGATCAGGCGCAGGCTCGATGATTGCTCGGCAATTACGGAGCTTCGCCCGGACGAGGCGGACGCGGACTTTGACGAGTTTGTGTCGCGGGTGATGGAGCCGTACGAGGTCGAATTGCGGGTGGCGGCGTGACCGTTCCGCCAACGATCAAGGACGCGAAGCCGAAGCGGCCCGCGTGGGTTGATTCAGCGCCGGTACTGGCCCCGGAGGGGGTCAATATCTGCCTGTACGGGCCTGCCGGTACAGGGAAATCGAGTGCTGCGGCGACGATCGCCCCAGAGGGCGGGCGGATTGTTTGGGTCAATATGGACGGCCCTAACTCGTTGTTCTTCGCTCGCAAGCTCGCTGCCGAACGCAACGTAGAGATCCTGGAAGCGCGTATCGGTCACGACGAAGATCCTCGCCCGCGTCTGCGAGAGGCGCTGGACTTCTGTCTCGTCGGCAACGTCGATGCCCTCGTCATTGACGGGGTAGGCAAGCTGCGCGAAAGCCTCGCGACCGCGATTGGTGGCCCGAACCCGCAGGTTGCCGATTGGGGGCAGGTTGCCCGCTACCTAAAAGACTTGTTTCGGGAGGGCCGCGATCTTCGTTGTTCAACGGTTTGGGTCTGTCACGAGCAGATCACCGAAGACGACGGGAAGCTGGTCGTTAGGCCGGAGATCGACGCGAAGGGTAAGGCAGCGGAGCTTCTTCTTGGAGAGGTTGACGTTTGCGCTTACACGGCGGTTCACGACGACGACGGCAATCAGCGTTTCGTTGGTCAGATCGTCCCGGATAAGGGCCGCAGAGCAAAGGACCGTTCGGGGGCTTTGGGGGCGTGGCGCGATCTCGTGCCGATGGCTGAGTGGGTTCAGGTGTTCCGCTCGGCGCTGGCCCCTGATCTTTCGGACGTTCCGTTCATTAACCAGGAAAGCGAGGGAGACAATGAAGATTGACCTTTCCGAAGCTGAGGATCCGACGCTCGTTGGTCCCGGCACCTACACCGTCGTCGTAACTGACGCGAAGGAAGGGCGCAGTTCAAAGAAACAAACGCCGCAGATCGAGCTTGATCTAGAGATTCAGGGCGGCGAATACAACGGCAGGGGACTTAGAGAGTTCCTGTACCTGACCCCGAAGGCTCTTTGGCGCGTTGGTCTCGCGCTGAAGGCGCTTGGTGTGCCGGTGCCGGAGGAGGGCGAGTTTCAGCTTGACCCTTCGACGCTGATTGGCCGCAAGTGTCAGGTTTCGGTCAAGCACGAGGTTTGGGAGTCAAACGTTCAGACTCGCGTCGATACGTTCTCTCCCATTGAAAACGGCGGCGGCCCCGACGTTGGGGACGCTAGCGGGGCAAGCGCTGACGACGGGGTTCCGTTCTAAGCGCTATGCCGCCGGTCGAACGAGAGCCTTCGCTTCAGGACGTACTTCGTTACGCCCACGAACTCCGGGTCAACCGCGAGAGGTTTCGCAACCCTTCGCCTAGTAACCCTGATTTCAGGCCGTACGAACACGTTTGGGTTCCAACTGACGAGTACGTGAGGTACTACGTGCGCAAGGTTGGACCGGCGAAGGCTCTCGCTCAGATCGAACACCGCGCACAGACGTCGATTGAGCATTTGGAGCGCCGGGAGCAGATCGAGGCTGACCGCTTGGAGGCTGAGAGGCGCAGGCGGGAAATGGAACGCCGCGACGCGGAGGAGTTGCGCGGATCCCGCAGCCTGGGCTACCGGATCAACGCGGCGATCGCGGAGCTTGCTTTAGCCGCTGATGGCAAGTCGCAGTCTTTCGGGGACGTAATTAAGGGCAAGGAGGGCGGCTCGATCGTGCCGGAGGACGACGGGTTCGATGATGTTCGCAAGGCAACGAATATCGCTTTGCGGACGGTGCGCCGGTTGGAGGCGATGGTTGAGCGTCAGAAGCGCTCGCCGTTGAAGCCCGCGACGGTTTCTAATCGTGATGATCAGCTTCGACAGTACCGGGGGTATTCGCCGGAGCAGGTAGCGGTTATGAGTCAGGGGTCCGCTGGCCTGCCCCGGCAGATTCGGGAGAACCGCGAGAAGCTGGGTCTTGACCCGGAGACGGGTTATGAGTTGGAGCAGGAGGCGGCGTGATCCGTCTTGATTTCAGTACGGAGGCGTCACGGCGAAAGGCTGCCGCGCCTTACCTGAACTACGTTGCGGACCGGGCTTGTGAGGTAGTTCCCGCAATCGTTTCGTGGCGGGAGAGCGAGAAGGCCGAGTATCGCCTTTATCTTGCTTCTCGGCTTGCGGAACTTGAACACGCCGCGAGGTTGGCGAGGGAGGCGTTGTGAAGAAGTGTGGGTGTAAAGCCGAGATCGAGCGGCTGCGCGGCGAGCTTGCCGATGCCCTGGACGCGAAGGCTCAGGCAGAGGCGCAGATCCTCGTTTTGATCGCGTTGGACGAGCGTCGCCGCGAGGCCGACAAAAGCTTTGGGAAACAGCTTGTGGAAGCTCGCGGGCTGGTCTCTGACCGGAAGGCGGATCTATGAGCGATCGTTTGGTTGCTCAGTTGGCCGCTACGAGTGAGGGTGCTTTGCCGGAAGGCGAGCATTTGGCGCGGCTGGTTGAGGTTCGCTGGTTTGAGAAGAAGAAGGGTGGTTGGTGCCTTCGCTTGATTTCGCAGCTTCACGAGAACGGCAGGAGTGCGGTTGAGATCCGCAATTTGGCGAAGTCGGGTGATGATCCTTTCGCGTTGACTGATGCGCAGAAGCGCGGGCTTGTGGATTTTGCGGCCCGGTTGAACATTCAGGCTGACTCGGCGGATCCCCAGGCGACTTGTGTCGCGCTTGCTTCTCAGGTGGGCGCGGAGGTTACGGCGGTTGTGAAGCGTACGCCGCACCAAACGATTGTTAAGCACTACGCGCCGAAGGGGATTCGTTTTTCGTCGGGGGCTGGGACGCTTACGACGGCGGGGGAAATTGTCGATTATGAGCCTGCGAAGGCGTCGTTTGACAAACTGATTCAGGGCTTGACGGGTGCGCGGTTGGCGCTCGCTCTGGTTGCGGAGGCTTGCTACGAAATATCGAGGGACCGGGCTTATGTGAGCCTGTCTTACGAAACGCTCGCGGAGTTCCTAGCCGACCCCAGGGTGTCTTTAAGCCGGTCGGAGTTTTTCCGTTTCGCGGCGATTTGGGAGCGGCTGGTTATAGAGGGCGGCGTTGACCCGGCGCGGCTTTCGGTTGCCGGTCCTTCGAAGCTGGACGTAACTCTTCCTGCGGTTAGGGAGGGGCGCGTTAGTGCGGAGGAGGCGGTCACGGACGCGGAGGTTTTGGGGATCCGTGACCTGCGCGAGAAGTACGGGAAGGGTTCGGGTAACTCAGGCGAGCAGGAGTCCCAGCGTCGGGACTGTCCGCGTTGTGAGGGGATCCCTGAAGAAGTCCTGGACGACTTGCGCGAGAGGTATCGGTCGTGAACGAGGTAACGAACCTTGACGACTACCGCGAGCGGGCGCTTATCGACCGGATCTGCGACGACGAAGCCGTAGACGTCTTTATGACCGCGTTTTGGGTTCAGTCCCCGTATGGCGAGCTTCTGGACTCACCGAACCTGCGACGCCGCACAACGATCGCGCTCGCGGAGCTTCGCGACTATTTGAAGGGCGGGGACGAGGCGGCGTAATGAGCGAGTGTGTGTTTACTACCGCTTCGGCTGACGGGTTCTTGGAAGTCCGCGTTGGCTGGCACCACGACCATAACGGCAATTCTTCGTACTTCGGTCGGGTTTGGGAAGACGGAGACGAAGAGCGCGAGCTTGTGGACGTTGGTTGCGCGTTTGTTGATCCGATTTCTTCGGTTGACGAGCTTCGGGAGCGTATGGGCGACTATGCCGCTTTCTTGCCGGTTGATCTTGCGATCCCGCACGATCACAAGACGGTTATTCGTTTTGTGCGCGTCGCGGAAGGCAACAGTCCGAGAATGCGTGATTACGTAGCTACGCCGGAGTTCGCGTGAGTCACGTTCAAAACGCCCTTGACGCTTTTGCCCGGATTATGGGCGAGCTAGAGCCGCAAAACTCGTGGGTCGGTTTCATTGAGGAAAGCGACCGGCTCGTTGGGCCTGGGAACCCCGCCGCCCCGGTAGGGCTGAATGATCCCGGCCCCGTGAGCGACAATTTGGATTCGATCGTTGATTGGTTCTCGTCCCGGCCTGACCAAGACGACTTCAAGAAGGCTGCGTAGGAGGGCGTTCTTGTGATTGGCGCTCAGTTTCGGCCATTCAGTTACAAGGCGCTTGGTTTCTGTCCGGTTGGTTCCGGCGAGCGCGTCAAGTTCGGCGCGGGCTTTATCGACGGCTTGCCTTCTGATGGTTGCGCCTTCGTTGAAGCGGTCGGCTCCGACGTCGGCTGCGCTGACGGCTTGGAGGTAGGTTCCGAGTTCGGTTTCGGCGTGGGCGAGCGTTTCGCGGGCCGCGTTGACGGTTTGGGTGTTGTTGGCTCGTTGAGCGGCGAATCGTCGCATTTCGTTGAGCGCGATCTTTTCTACGAGGGCGTCGGTTTTGGCGAGGTCGATTGCTGCGGGTGCTTCGCAGGATCCCGCAGAGTGCCGTTTGCGGCACCGGTAGTAGACGTATCGGCCTTTTTCGCTGGTTGCCTTGATCATTACGTGGCCGCACCCGGCGCATCTGATGATTCCGGCGAGGAGGCTTGGTGGCCGGTTGGGCCTGGGCTTGCTGGTTCCGTCGCGGGTTTGGGCGGCGTTGAACTCGGCTTCGGTGACGATGGGGGGGTGCGCTTCGGGGTTGGTGTGTTGGCCGACGCGGAGTTCTCCAAGATAGACGCGGTTGCGGAGGAGGTTTCGTACGCCGCTGGGGGTCATTTGGAGGCGTTCGCTGAGTGTGCCGGTTGCGGCTCCGTTGGCGAAGTCTCGGAAGGTTTGGCGGATCAGTTCGGCGTCTTGGTTGGGGGTGAGGCGTCGGGTTTGGGGGTCGCGGTCGTAGCCCCTGGGGGTTTGGCGGCGTTGCCAGATTCCGCGTTGGGTGGCGGACGCCCGGAGTTCTTCGAAGCGTTCTCTGTAGAGATCGAGTTCGTGTTCGGCTATGGCGGCGAGCATTGTTCGGGTGAGGCGTCCGGCGGGGGTCGATGTGTCGATGTTTTCGTTGACGGCGACGACTTCGCCCCCGGCTTGTTCGATGCGGTCCCACGTTTTGAGAAGGTGACTGACGCTGCGGCTTGCTCGGCTGAGGTAGGCGACGACCAAGCCCCGGTATTGGCCTTGTTCGATGCCTTCGATGGCTTGGTTCAGGATTGGGCGGTTGGTGTCCCCGCCGCTTCGATCGAGTTCGGGGGTAAGGATCTGGACGGGTTCGTTACGAGCGTTCGCCCACGCCTGTATCGTCGCGGCTTGGTCTTCGGGGCTGCGGAAACTGTCCCCGCCGCGCTCTCCGACGAAAGAGACTCTTACGTAACCGGCCCAGGGTTTCACGCTGGGGAAGATAACGACTATGCGCAATCGAATCTCAAAACACCACGAGACGCGATTGCGCAAGAAGGGGAGATCAGGTGCGCAAACGCAAGGTAGAGCGCAAGGAAAAGGCGGTCCGTGAGAAGTATCTTCCGGTTCGCTCTGATCGTGCGCTGGTTGGGAAGTACGGGTTTGTTCCTGGCGGCGATGGATTCGATTTAGAACACGCCCAGGCGCTTTGTGCGCGGGTGTCAGAATCGCAGCCGGAGTACGTCCCGGTTCCGGTCAAGGTTGTTCGTTGGGCGGTTGAGAACGGCGTTCGGGGAACGTCGTCGGAGGTTCAAGTCGCCTATCAACTTTGGCTTCAGGATCAGGGGGCGTCGTGAGCGGGTTTGCGTGGCCGTTTGGGAAGGCAACTCGTGAGCAGAGGCTTGCGATTACGAGGCTTCGGGAGGAGTTGGATCAGTTCCCGGAGCCTGCGGATAGGGATATGACGCGGGTTCAGGCTTCGCGTGAGATTGCGAGGTTGAAAGCGCTTCGGGAGAAGGGCGGGAAGTCGTGAGGGCGATTTTGGACGTTGCGCGTATTCCTGGTTGTTCGTGCCTTTCTACGTGCGAGCTTCCTTGTTGGCAGCGGGTCGGAATTGCGGAGGCGTGCGCTGGTTGCGGGTGTTCGCCCTTTGACGAGAACGGGGAGCCGTTTCCGGTGGATAAGCGCGGCAGTAATCCGGATCGAACGACTAGTCCTGCCGATGTTGCTCGGATCGTGACAGAAGTGCGTTCTAAGGCCGGTGAGGCGTCTTGATTGCTACCGCTTTTGCTGCCGCTGCTCTCGTTACCGGCTCGTCAACGATGTATCACTCGTGCGACGGGTCTACGACTATGACGGCGAGCGGCAGGACCGTTCAGGTGGGTTACGCCGCGAATAATTGGCTGCCGTTTGGAACGTGGGTCGAAATGAAGCGTCCTTCGCGTGTTCAGGGCTTGCGTTACTACCGGATTTTCGACCGGGGAGGCCCAGGTTTCGAGCTTGATTTTTGGGCGCGTGACTGCGGAACGATGGGGGCGTGGGGTCGCCGCACCGTCACGTTCCGCGTCCTGAGCAAGCGGGATCTGTACCGGGGTAAGCCGATTGGTGGTTGGCAGGTTGTGTCGGCTCGCCGGGGCGGAAAGCTCGTATGGCGCAACCGATGAAGCGATTTGATTTGGTTTCTGACGGGGACGGGGTAGCGCCCGTTGAGCGCCCTGATGGGGAGTGGGTGCGTTTCGCTGATGTTGTTCGATACGTCGCTTCGTCGGCTTTGGTGGCGATGGAACGCGACGAACTAGAGCGTTCAGCGAATCGTTACCGGACGGCGCTTGTGACGATCGCTGGGGTGCCTCTTACGCTTCCGAACGCTGCGGCGGGGGTCAGGGAGGCGCAAAGGGTGATTTCGTCGTGAGCGTCCGCGTGCGCTTGGAGTGGTACGAGGTCCGTCACGCCGCCCAGGTTGGGATCGAGCGCAACGTTCAGGCGATCAAAGACCATCGAGCGCCTTCGGCTGCCTTCTCGCAAACACGCGATGGGGCGTGGGAGATTCACGTTCAGGGCGCGTGCGGAGAGCTTGCTTTCGCGAAGGCCGCAAACTTGTTTTGGAACGGGTCGATTAACACGTTCGCGGACGGCGGCGATGTTGGCCGGATCGAGGTCCGGACGCGATCTAAGTCGCATTACGACCTAATTGTGCGTCCGCACGACTCGGACGAGGCGGCGTGGGTGCTGGTTACGGGTGTCGCTCCTGAGTTTGAGATTCACGGGTGGATCAGGGGCCGCGACGCGAAGCGCCCTGAGTTCCTTCAGTCCTATGGGGGCCGCACTCCTGCGTTCTTTGTGCCGCAGAGCGAGCTTTTACCGCTGGACGAGTTGGGTCGGAGGGTCGCGTATGCGCAGGTTGCGGCGTGAAGGTCGGGAGCTTGTTTTCGGGGATCGGCGGGTTCGATCTTGGTTTGGAACGCGCAGGTTTCGAAACCGTTTGGTTTTGCGAGCAGGACGAGTTTTGTCAGCGCGTACTTGCGAAGCATTGGCCGGGGGTTCCTATTTACCCGGATATTTGCCAGTTGAAAGGCTCGGACGTTGAGCCGGTCGATGCGCTCTGCGGAGGGTTTCCCTGTCAAGACCTTTCCTACGCGGGAAGAGGGGCAGGAATTGAAGGGGAGCGTTCGGGTCTTTGGTCGGAGTTCGCCCGCGTTATTGGCGAGCTTCGACCCCAATACGTTTTCGTGGAGAACGTCCCAGCTTTGCTTAATCGAGGACTTGGCCGAGTGCTTGGAGACTTGGCCCAGATCGGGTATGACGCGGAATGGGACTGCGTACCGGCTTCAGCCGTTGGCGCCCCTCACAGGAGAGACCGGATCTGGCTTGTGGGCTACCCCAACGGCTTGCCTGGGTCGTCACCCGGCGAACTCAAAGGGAGATCCGAAGCGTTGGCACGATCCAAAAAGGTCGAACGACCTTTCGGATCAGGTGGCGGCAGTAGGGAAAAAGTGGCCGACCCCAACGGCGAGGGATCACAAGGACACCGGGGATCTCTCAAAGGTTCCCGCGAACGGTCTTTTGCCCAGGGTCGTTTGGCACCGGGAGGGCCAACCTTCTGGACAACTGAACCCGACGTGGGTCGAATGGTTAATGGGGTTCCCCATCGAGTGGACCGTCTTAAAGCGCTTGGAAACGCCCTCGTCCCGCAGGTCGCGGAATGGGTCGGAAGGCGAGTAATGGAATGGGAGGGTGATTATGAGCGGGCGGCGTGATTGGTCTGAGCCGCACCGGAAGATCGTTGACGAGGGCGGGCGGTGCCGTCGTTGCCGCTCCGCGCAGGGTCCGATTGACGCGGCTCACGTTATCCCGCGTTCTTTGGCCCCTGGGCTTGACCGCAATCAGGGTTACGAGTCCACGATTCCTTTGTGCCGTCGTTGCCACGATCGCCTAGACGGTCACGAGAGCGGTTTTTCGATTTTGGAAGTTTTGACGTTGGACGAGCAGATTCAGGCGGTTAAAGCGGCTGGGGGAATTGCTGCGGCCTACCGCATTACGACGAATCGAAGGGATCTGTAGTGAAGCGTTTTCATTTGAAGATCAGACGAACGATTTTCGGTCAGCCGTATTTGGCTCACTTGACGGCGAAGAATGGTCATTACGTTTATGCGTTTGAGGCTTTGGAGGCGGTCGCTAGGGCGCGGCGTGACGGTTATGAGCGGGCGTTGATTCGTGCCGGGTATGTAGAAGGTTCGCGTTTGCGGGCTTTGAGTGACGAGTTTGAGTGGATCAACCAGGGGTTGGGGAAATGAGTTCGGTTGAGGAGACGCTTCGTAACGCTGAGATCACGCCGACGTTGGAGGCTTGTTCGGCGTTTCGGCTTGGTCAGGCTCAGGCGGTTGCCGAGTTTGCTATCCGGCCCGCTGAAGAAGAGCTTGCTCACGCTCAGGCGCTCATTGAGGACTTGGAGGACGAGATCAGCGGTCTTCGTCGCCGGTTGGCTGAGATTGGGCTTCTTGCGATTCGTAGAAGGGTTGCGTGACGGGTGTCTGATCTTGTGGCGAACCGTAAGGCGTTGCGGTTGGCGATCACAGACACTTTGCGGGGCCGTTCGCTTACTGCGGAGGAGATCGCAGCGGAGTTAGTCGATGTTGCGCCCAGGAACCGGGTTGAGACGGAGATCCTGCGTTTGGTTGGTTCGATGGTGGTTTGTGGGGTTTATCAGCGCGGGGGAGATAGGGCGCAGAGGTACGAGCTTTTTGACGACGTTGTAGCGCGTTTGAAGAAACGTGCGGAGGAGGAGAGGGGGTCGCGTAGGTCTGCTCGCCCGTCGCTTAGGCGTGCGGAGCGCGTCGCGTAACTGAAGACCCGTTTGGGCGGTCGCTGACTCGTTGCTCCTACTTGCGGCGCGAGGGTAAGGCGATGCTTCACCCGTTCTCAGGTTTTGTGCCTGGGCGTCGTTGTTCCTGGTAGGGGGAGACGAGAGGGGTTGGTCTGCGCGTACCCGCGTTTAGCGGGGCGCTGGAAGCGAGGGCCAACGTGTGTTTTTGGTAGGGGCCGGGTTAGGGCGACTTGTCTTCGCTACACAAAACGTTGGGGCTTCGGGGGAGCGTGAAAGGTTGGTGGTTATCCCGGCGTTGGGACTTTTGATTATGGGTGTAACTATCTGTCCGATTGTGCGTTTATAGTTTTTGATCTTCCCCCCCGTTGCGGGCGTAGCCTGCTCGGAAGGGAAACAATGGATCGACGGCGACTCCCCGATCCTCTATAGACCCGGCGTTCGCCCAGGGTGGAATTGAACGTCGGGCATATCTTCTATTTACCGGCAAGGGGAGCCGGTTTCTTTTTTGGAGGCGTCTTGTGCGCTTGCTTGATATTGACGCTGAGAAGCGTCGAGTCCACGTTTTGGGACTGCGCGTTCATCACGGTCTTGTTGGTGTTGGCGCTGTTCTTGTTGGCGCAATCCTAATAGCGCACGATCGCGCAGATTTTCCCTGGTCGCTGAAGTGATTTACCAGGAAGACGCTTACGATCTCGCTGTTCAGTTCGCGGATCGTGGTTGCGTTCCGACTTGTATCCCGGTCATTGACGAGGACGCCTGGGAGCAGGTGGCGGTTGTGTCTCTTGACCCGAATCCGATTGCCCGGATTGCTCTCACTCACGAAGACCGAAGGGTTCGCAGCCGCGCTTTGGTTGCGGTTGCGATCAAAGCCCACGAGCTACTTCCTGACAGGGGGCTGACTTTCGATGCCCGTTATTTACCTTGACGAGCGCGAACGTCGCTGGTTGCTGCGTCTAGCAATCGAGAGACAGATCGCTTGGCTTGCGGTCAAGCTTCAACGCGAAGCTCCTAGCTACGAGGATCTTCCGATCACGTACTGGCAAGGCGAGCTTCAACTAGAGGACGATGCCTGACTTCGCTTGCGTTGGTTGCGGGCGAATCTCACCGGGCCGCTACTGCGAAAGCTGCGCTGCTCAGATCGCTAACCGACGTCAACGTTCAGAGCGACAGAGGGGCAGCGCTGCGGCCAGAGGTTACGGCCATCGTTGGCGACGCACCCGCGCTCGCTTCCTCGCTGCCCACCCTGTTTGCGCGATCGACGGTTGCTCGGAGCTTGCGACCGACGCTCACCATTTGGACGGCCTGGGTCCGCTTGGTCCCGATGGTCATAACGAAGCAAACTTACAGGCGCTTTGTCACTCGCACCATTCAGCGATTACGGCTGGGGGAATGAATGCCGCTCGGAGTTGAAGTGCTGATCGTTTCGGGTTTGTTGCTCGCCTTGTTTATCGGAATCTTGCTGACGGTTGATCCGTGATTCTGATTTACGGGCGTCCGGGTTCAGGGAAGACCTGGATCTGTAAAGAACTCTTTGAGCATTTGAATTGCGATTGGGTCAGCGTTGATCACAAGCGCCGTCACTCGGCAACCGCTGAAGCTGCTCAGGCGAAGCTAATTCATCTGGCCCGCTCGATGCGTGGTCAGGATCTAATAATCGAGTGCTGCTCCCCGCACCCGCGCCTTGTCGATGAAGCAACCCTGGTCGTTGAAGTTCAGGCTCCCGATTACCTTGTGCGTCGCAGGTTGTATGCGAGGCGCTGGTCACGGGATCACATAGGCCGCGCTCTCGCTGAACGCTACGACGTTGACCCTGATTTGATCGTGGTTCCTGAGAACCCCGACCCTGTAGGCACGATCGAACGCGCTTACACGAACAAACGTTCGATCGCAGGTACGGCAACTACGTAGCGACTACCCCAAACACGCACCCAACTACGTAGGGGGGCGTACCCCTAACCGGCTGGGGGCGGGACCGCAGGGGGGGCGACCGCGAGAAAAAGCGGCTGATCATTTGTAACAAAAGCGCACAAACTCAGGTCGGAATGTACGTAGTTCCGCGCCTGGGCTTCGTAATTTCCCGTAAGGGG